ATACCCATTGCTATAATCATACAAATACCTATATTGATAGCCAATGAAACATCCTTTTGTATTTTGTTATTTCGTCTAATACGAGCGTTTATTTTTTCCTTCTCTTCTTCTTTTCGCTGCCTGTGCCACTCAGCTTCAAATTTTACAAAATCGCTCCACCCATTTAATCTCGATTTTTTTAAAACGTGTTCTAGCTGGGAACGCCTAACTCGCTCTTGCTCGGCATATTGGAAGCATTCTAAGGCTGTGCCACGGCTGTTGGCATCTCCAGCTTTCTCTTTTACCTTTTGCGTTGCTGACAGGTAATCACTTACTTGACCACCTACCTCATATAGCTGCTTGCCATTTTTGAGAGCAGTCGACAAAGTCTTCCAAATTGCATTCGCAATCGCAATTTCCGCAAGCATCAGGCAATCCAGTGTAAAGTGCTGTAAGGGGTTATTTCGTATGGTTTGCTGATTGGCTGTACACGCATATAATCCTGCTCCCGTATTACTTGCGGTTCAACTACATGAGCCATGCCCTGCGGTGCTATCGTTGGAGATACATGAATAGGATAAAGTTGTAAGGGGCTAGGCCACACTAATAAGTTTTATCCCAAACTCGCAATTTATCAAAATCACCTGATAGCATTTTTTTCTTTACTACTTCAGCTTTTGCGTCTGCATCGTCCCACGCAACGCCAGCTTCTTTTAACCATTCGCCCATTAAAGCTGCGTCTACTACTCCAATTAATCTTGACTCACCAAACTCAGCGTTATTGTTTTCGCGTAGAGCTTTAGCATATTCAAGAGAGGGGTTCCAATCGTGCGTTTTTACATGGACGATTTTTTTACCATCTTCGTGCCATGATTCAGATATTTTAGCCATTAAAATCATCCTTAAAAAAGGGGAGTATTTCATCCCCTTGAGTTGTTACCGTTTAATTAAGCTGTACAGTCTGCAATTAGACCCAAGCTCTTTTCATTACGGACCACCAAGGTGGCCTCACACAGAACTTGACGGGTGATGTTGTCACCTTGTTTAGATAATGGCTCATTTTTCATTGGACGTAATGAGGCAAGTGCCAACATATTAGTCTGAAGAATGAACACATCCCGTGAGGCAGAAAAACGCGATGGTGTAAAGGTCACGGACCCCCAGGGCGTCATATAGATCGAAAGTAGCTGAGTAACCTTGCCATTCTGGGCAGTTGCACGTTCATTATTATTGCCCGTGAAGCCCAATGCCCTCTGCATATTTGCACTGGATAGATATACAGTGTCTGGCGTTCCCCCAGAGGTCCAAATTTGCTGCATGTTCGTATCAAATTTTGCCTGATTAAATACACTGAGCCCACCTGGGGCTCTGGCTGTAGCTCCAGGAATACTACCTGTTGGGTTAGCACCGTTTGCGCCAATGTTAGTGACGTTGGTTTTGATATAAGCAGTCAGTCCACCTAACTGACGGGCGGTAGTTGCATTGCCTGCAACAAATGGAAGGTTGGCAAAGAGGCTTGACTCCATGTCAGTCTTTTGCTCTTTAGCTACTTTCAAAATTTCATGCGCCATCTGCTTGCCGTAGCCTACATTGGTAACAGCCTGGTCAGTGCCGGAAATTGTGACAGCGTTCTTGAATATCTGCGTAAAATTGTGAATTCTAGCAACAGAAGTTCGTTGCTCCGCAGTTGTTGCGTCACCTTCGATGTTCTTATTCCCGGCAGTCGCAGAACGAAGCGAGTCTGTTTGCCACTGGTGCAAAGTATTTGATGCGGAAGTTTTTGCTATAGAACTAAGCAAAGGTACTTCAGAAGGGTCTATATTATAAATTACTGAACTAATGTCCTCCTTGAGGGCCTTAGAATCGTAGGTATCAAACGTGTTAGTGGGTTGTGCCATGATAAATCCTTTAAAATCAATAAGTTAGTTATTAAACAACAAGGCAGTAGCGTCATCGATGCTGCCAGATTTTTTCAATTTAGACATGAGCTTTTTTTCAATATTTTTAGCAGATTCGCCAGTTTTTTTAACGCCTGATTTCATTAAAGGCCGGGCTTTTTTCAATTTTGCTTGAACATTACCTTTGCTTTCTAATGATTGTCGCCAAAGCATACTTTCGTGAAGAACGTGCATAGTGCGAGCATCTACCACTGAATTTAATTCAGCCGCAGTAAAATTACGCTTTTTGCCATGCTCAATAAGACTGTCCTTTAATTTTGTTGCTTTTTTAGCATCAGCAAAATCTGGGACTAATCTCTTTAATTCTTCCTGTTGGTATTGCAAGTTGGCTTGGTTAGTTTCTTCCTGGGCCAATTGCGTTGCTTGATGGTTTTGCGCCAATTGATTTTGATCGGCCTGATACAACGCCATATCCTCTTTGTACTTTAAATCTTTGTCCATGTACCCTAATGGGTCGTCATTAAACAAATCTCTAGTAGGGGCGATGGGTTTAGGAACCAATCCATTTTGACTGATCTGCTGTATGTATTGATTAAGCTGCGCTCGTTGCTGATTTAGGCTGTTATACGCCTGTTCAGCCTGCTTGCGCTGCTCGGCATTGAGCCTCATGTTTTTTTGGTTAAATTGGTTGCCGCCATAGCCCTTGGTTAGATCACTTAGAGTTACATTAACTATTTCCCCATCTATTTTGACAGGGTAAAGTTTTGTCTCATCTTGATCGTCTAGCTCTTCGGAATCTATCTCACCCTCATCACCTTCATCATCATCATCATCATAATCTGCATCATCTGCATCATCATCTGAATCTTCAACGTCAGCTTCTTCAACCTCGTCATCTTCTACTTCTTCCATTTCGGTATCAGTAGTTTCAACTTCGGCTGTTTCTGACTCTTCAGCCAGTAACGCTTCAACTGCATTATCAATGCTAATTTCGGTAGTCGTTTCCACGGTGCTTCCTTATTTGATGCGTTTGTCTTTTATGTCTTGATCCGTGATTGCACGTTTCAAAATATAATCGAACTCGTTTAATGCTCTCGTCATTGCGTGAGCTTCTTCTCTAGTTTCAGAGTCATCCTTACTAGAATTTAAGAACTTTTTAACCTGTTCTGCTCGCATGCTAACAAATACTGCAACAAAAGTATCATCGGCTAACAATTTTAAAGCCTGAGATTTTAAAATCATTAGATGTTGCCCAATCTAGGTGCGGCTTGCAGAGCGCGTACACGCTCGACATCCACAGATGTTCCGTATTGCCCCAGTATTTTTGCAGCCTCAACTAACAGGTCTTGGTTCATTTTGTCTCGATTTAAGTCATCACCAGCCTGTAACTCGCGGTATTTCAATTGTAAATCAGCCAGTTCTTTGCCCTGTGCGCTTTGCATTTGAGCCGCTTTAACCTGCATCTCAGCTTGCAGCTTAATTTGGTCCCCTTGCATCTTGCCCTGCATTCGCATCTGATCGCTTTGCATTTTAGCCTGGGCTTTCATTTGCTCTGTCTGAATAAGTGCTTGCGCCATTGGATCACCTTGTTGACCAGCTTGTTCGGCTTGCTGTGCTGCCTGTTCAGCCATCTGAGCCATTAACTGGGCTTCACTTTCCGGGCTCATTGGAGCGTAATAACGATCAACATTTTTAATTCCACTTAATGCCAAGGTATCTGCCAGGGTATTACGCATCATTGTCATGGTGACTAGGCCGTTAGTGGGACCATAGGTTTGCCATATTTGCTGCTGCGTCTGGAAGGTCTGCATTAAAGCAGATGCTTTAACGTCCTCTTGGCCTGTGCCTAAACCGACATTAATCTGCATGTCCATAGAGCTATTCCACACCTGTGGGTCCACGCTGATAAACTCACCGTTCAAACGCATCATTTGCTCGTCTGGGCTGTTTTTTACGCTAACGTGTAACATAAGTTGGAATAAGCGTTTCATCCCCTCACCGAGGTTTCTAGCCATGACTTCCACATGGCCTGCTGAAGCTTGCTGTGTGATCGCTGCTGCAGTGGCTGTCGTGTTCTGCAAAGCATCCGCGTTAAGCCCCATAGACATCTTAGAGATGCCTGTTTTCTCTTCCACAAGCATATCTAGGTATTGGAGGGCTGGTAGGGTAGAGCCTGCCACAAAAGGCACTACAAGGGGGTTTACTGACCCTATTTGCTCACTGCGAATCACGGCTCCGATCTCATTATTAAGCACATCATCGATGTTAATTAGGTCTTCGTTTACTTCAAGTCTTGGGGTGTTTACTAAAGCCACGTTGTCTAAAATGCCTCTTAGTACGCTAGTGGTCGTGTCTTGATCGTTCATTACTAATTCAGCAAGTGACCTTCCGTAGAATGCGTGTGGCTCTGGGTCCACATGAAAATCAGCAAAAGGTACTTTGTCCCAGGGCTCTTGTTCTAGAATTTGATAGTTAGTACCACCGCATAAAAACTTGTGCAAAGTGGGTACGCCATCACCCTCAATGTCTATTTTTAAATAAGCCTCAGTAACAATGATTGAGCGCATCGATGGGTCATTAATCTCCTCATCGGTGGAGTCTACACTCTCACCAAAACGAAGTAATTTCTCCTCTCCTTCATTTTCGGAGTTATCGTCTTCGCCAACCAGGCCATCAATCACATCTTGATCAAAACCCATAGCGACTAAATCGCCTGCGCGTTTTTCTGCCTTATGGCATACAATATAAGCATCATCAATTGATTTTGCTGAACCATCGATAAAAAACTCTTCCGGGGGAATACCTTCAACGACCATTTCCCCCTCTTCGTATTTGTGAGAAATTAACATAGAGTGAACATTGCGAGACACCTCCATGCCCATCTCATCCATTTCCATTGTTAACTCTTGCGAGTGTTCAATAATCTCAACCTCATCATCTGACACAAGCATTTCAACTTCATCATCTGACAAATTCTCATATGTGTGCGACTCAGCAATAGTTGAGTTATTCCACCACACCTTCACAATGCCGACTTTTTTAACGAGCGAGTCATGGATGGCGTTGCTTAATACGTTGTAACCACCCACCTTATCAAACACCCAGTGCGTGTATGCCGTGGCCTGCTCTGCATTAGCCACATCTTCGACACCCTTTGGAATAAACTCAACAAATTTATCGTTATTCAGAAACACGCGCATGAGGCCAGGCTTTGCACCACGAACAACATCCCTAACTTTAGTTGAAACAACTTTTGATCGGCCCTCTTCGTGGCTAAGGTCTACAGCCCCGTCAAAGTACTTTTGAGCGCGTTCCCGATCTTCTCTTATGCTGGTATCAACGTAATCGATTGCGGCTTCTATGGCGTTTTTAACTGCGCCTTGAATCTCATCTTCCTTCATCTGTGCCATTACCGCTCCCCTCTATAAAACAAACTTTCTGACATGTTGCCGCCAGCGTTACCAGCAAGTACGACCCCAGGAGCTTGCGCCCCTGCATAAGCCGCTTGATTTAATGTGGCTTTTAATCCACTGGCAAGTGAGGCCAATGCTGACTCATCTACTAAGGCTTTTCTTACCTTATTAGGATCGGTTGATAGTAATACTTGAACCACCTTAGCCTTATCTTTTTCACTAAGGCCCATACCCATTTTTTGCATTAACACAGCAGCTATCCTGGCAGCGGCTGCAGGGTTGCCATTTCCTAAGCTAATAACATCTTCTGCCATGCCCGTACCCATTCTGCCTGCTGCTGCATCAACAGACTGAGTTGAAGAGCCCGTGAACGTATAGTTTTCAATGTTTTTAGCACCCTGAGCAATTTCTAACTTATTGACTAAACTGTCTAGTGAGTCTTCTGGGAACAATTGTTCAACCAGGTCTTTTAACTTAGTGTCCTCTTTTAGTATTTTTCTAATTGCCGCAGACTTGCCGCCTGCTTTAGATACATCGTTTTTAATGGCAGCCATGACACCAGATCGAAGTGCAGCAAGCACACTTGGGTCTACACTTTCATCCATCATTTTCTGAATTAAAATATTGGCCTGTTCTGGCGATTTATTGATCAGGGTTAAGCCTTCTTTAAACGCATCTTCTTTAGAAAAAGTTAATGCCGATGTAGCCCTAATCTCTTTCATTCCTGGGACAGACTCATCGATTTGTTTACGAAGCGAGTTTTGGACCTCAAACGCTGATGGGGCCAAACCCTTAGTCATTGTCTTCTCAGAGAATGATTGAGCAATTCGACCTGAGTGAGCCATAATTGCTTCAGCTTGAGCCGCTGTTGGGATCGTGTTAAACACAACCTCACCAGCTTCGTTAATTTTATAAAATGGTGCAGCTCCCGTTTTTTGCTGCATTTCTTGCGCGGCTAATTGTGCCGCCTTTGGCATACGCTTAATAATGTTTCTTAGCTCAGTTAACAACTCACCACTTACTTTTTGTGTGTTAAAGGGGGCTCTTG